CGGCAATGATCGAGCGGCCGAAGTGATAACCGGGCGTCGGCTGCGCCTGCACTTTGATGAACGATGAGCGCCCTGGAATGCGCGATAGATTGCGCCGCGTGTTCTCACCCTCGATGACGATGTCCGGATAGACAACCTGCAGCGTGGTCCAGTCGCCGGCGCAATCTATCGCGCATTCCAGGGCGCTCATCGTTCATCAAAGTGCAGGCGCAGCCGACGCCCGGTTATCACTTCGGCCGCTCGATCATTGCCGATATCCAAATGTTGCAGGATTTGCTCAACAAAAGATTGAGAGATCTAAAAGTCATGTGGGACAGAAACGTGAATGCTCCGCAGGTGCTGAGCGGCTTCACGTCAGTGACCGAGGAGATGTATTACAAAATCATTTCAGAAGGCGGGTTCATCACCGATCCGAATCCAAATGCCAAAGCGCAGAAGCTCCTCGAGCCGCCGCCTGAGCACTACCTCGAGGAGTTAGAGTTCATCTGGAAAATGTTCGACGAAGCGAGCGGGTTTTCGCCGATCATGAGCGGGCAAGGCGAGCCCGGTGTGCGAGCTGGCGTTCACGCGCAGACTCTGGTGCGGACCTCCTCCCCCCGCCTCATTGATCAGGCCGCTCGCATCGAGCGCCAGCTCGCCGACGCCGGCTACGTAGGCCTGCGCATCATGCAGGCGATGGATGCGTTCATCTACAAGAGCGACAACGGCCAGGAGTTCTTGCTCAGTCAGCTCCCTGAGAATTTTCAGGTCATGGTCGACAGCCACAGCGCGTCGCCGGCGTTCGCCGAGGACAACCGGCAAGTCGCCATTGCGCTCGCCCGCGCCGGCGCGATCGACGCCGAGGACCTCGTGCACATGCTGCATCCGCCCGGTGCCGAGCTGATCATCAAACGGCTCAGGGATCGCAAGAAGGAACAGGCCAAGGCCGCTCAGGAACAGGATCAGAAGGAACTGATCCGCGATGTGCTTCGGTTGCCAGCGCGTAAGGGCGGTGGCGGGGGACGTGCGCCGAAGTAATACAGCCTCGTGTTGCATTGATGTACAATCTAGGGGTAGTTTACGCGTCGCTCGTCCTCTTGGGACATCGATGGCCGACGACCCCACCATGCCAGATCCCAGCGGGCCAGAAACTCCTTCTGGTCCTCCTGCTGGTGATCCAACTAACGCTGCTCCTCCTGGCGGCGGCCCAATGCTGGCCGCGCTGAGCCAGCAGCGAAACATGCCGCAGGTTTCCGCGCCGGGTCCGGGCAATCAGGCCGACGCGATGATGAAAGTGAAATCCGGCGTCGATCTGATTACGCAAGCGTTGCCGAGCCTGGGCGCAGGTACGCCGCTCTACAACGCCGCGCTCAAGGCGCTGCGCGATCTGAGCAAGCACCTCGCGCAGGGCGGCCCGACCGCCGGCGTGCAGCAGACGCAGTTGCAAGACCTGCTGCGCGGCACGCTGCAGCGCGCGCTGTTCGCGAAGATCATGGGTCAGCGCGCGGCGCAGGGTCAGGAGCAAAACCCGAATCAGCCTGCAGGTCCATCGCCGCAGATGGCGCAGGCTCCGATGCCTTCGATGGCACTGCCAGGGGCGTGAGATGGCTTACTTCGGCAGAGCCGGTCACGCCCTAAACCGCAGACAAAAATTTTGGCGAGCGGATCGGAAAATTCGACAAGACGCTGAGCGGGTCCGTCAGCAGTTCGTAGAGGAGAATACTTATGGCTCAGAATCGGTCCTACGATCCACCGATCACCGCGCCTCCAGAGACGCCACCGCGCACTGTGCTGCAGGTGGACACTCAGAGCGAAGTCTCCGAGTGGGGCGCGATCCCGAAGTGCGTGCCGAAACCGGAGGGCGGCGTCCCGTTGCAGCCGACGATCGTCGGCAAGAGCAATAGCGCTTGATCATGCCGCGCGAAGTCACAGACGAGGAATACAATTTCCTCCAAGGTCGCCGACAGGTCGCAGACTTCGTCGAGTCGATCTACAACGACCCGACGCTCAATCAGGAAGCAAAGGCGCTCATCAAAAAGAAATATCCGAAGCTCCAGATTCCGGACTACGACATCGAGCAAAAAGTCACCAAGCGGCTCGATGACGAGAAGAAGGCGCGGGAGGACGCTGAGGCTGCTGTCAAGCGCGAGCAAGAGACAACGGCCTGGAAAGAGCGGCGCGCTGAGACGCAGAAATCTTTCGGCTTCACTGACGAGGCGATGAAGAAGCTCGAAGACCTGATGCTGGAAAAGAACATCGGGGACTACGAAGCCGCCGCCGTCTATCTCGCCAGCAAAGAGCCGAAGGCGAGCGAGCCGACGTTCGACTCGACGCACTGGCATCACGACCGCCAAGAGGGCTTCAAGGAAATTGCTGCGGATCCTGAAGGCTGGGCTCGCAAAGAACTCCTTGCGGCTGTTCGTGCAGATGACGCAGCACGCAGAGGGCAGAGATGAAGCCGACTACTACAGTCAAGCAGTGTATCCGATGCGGGAAAGAATACAGTGGGCCGCTGTGGCACATGAAGCGGCGCACGTACTGCTCGACCGACTGCGCAAATGCAGCAAACAATCCACCAAAGAACAAACTCAATGCTCGCGGCTGGAGCATCGACAAGCACGGTTATAGAATTTTAACGGAACGAAAGCCTGGAACGAATTACCAGCAACCAGAGCATCGCGCTGTGATGGAGCAGATGCTTGGACGCAAGCTCTTGCCGCACGAAACCGTGCATCACAAGAACGGCGTTCGTCACGACAACCGACCTGAAAATCTAGAGCTGTGGACCGCCCGCCATGGCCGAGGGCAGCGAGTCTCGGACCTCCCAGTCGAAGACATTTGGAGCGGGAATATTCCCCGCTACCTGATCGACTGTCCTCTGTAGGAGTAGGAATATATGCCTATCCTTGGGGCCGGAATCATCCCGAGTGGGGCCGTCGGGCTAGAACTCGAAGCGACTATTCGCCGAGTCTTTGCTCAAATGGTGGTGATTTTAATTTACAAACAAAACCCGCTTCTCGCATTGCTGTTGCGCAATGCAATCAGAGCAAGCGGCGGCGTGTCGCCCTATACGCAGCCAGTGCAGACGGGCGCGTACGTCACCTCGAGCTGGATGGGGCCTGCAGGTCAATTCAACATTCCTGCCGACGTTGCTGCGACGGTCAACGCCGAATGGAACATGTGTGCGCTGGCAACGCCGGTCACGTCTTTCGGCCTCGAGCAGCTAGTGACGCAGGATGCGATCGCTGTTGCCAGTCGCCTCATGTTGAAATTAAACGATCTAAAAAACAGCGCACTCGCATCGCTCGCGACAGCGCTGTTCGGCACAAACGGCGCAAACGTGCTGCAAATGTTCGGATTATTGGACGCGTACGACGATGGCACCGCCGTCGACGTGTTCGGTGGTCTGTCACGAACGACATATCCGACGTGGAAAGGCCTCAAGGTCGCGACTGCTGGAGCAGTTCTGACGCGCGCAGCATTCATTCCGAAATTGCTGCAAGCAGCAAAGAACGCCGGCGGCGAGGCGATCGACTTCGTTGTAATGTCAGTGCAGGACTGGACAACGCTCCTAACAGACTTCCTCGCACTCGAGCGCTACAACAATGATCCTTCCATGCGATGGGGCAAAGACGATCCAGTTAATTCTGGTTTCAGAGGATTGCTACTGGGTGATACGCCGATCTTCTTTGACCTCAATTGCCCAGTCGGCACAGCCTTCATGTTCAACAGCAAATACATCAGCCTCGTTGTACATGAGGATGCAAACTTCGCTTGGACGGGATGGTACTCGACAATACCTCAAGGACAGATCGCATCGGTTGGTCTGACTCTCACCGCGTTAAATCTTGTCTGCAGCAAACCGTCGAGCGGCGCGATCCTCACCGGCATCACCGGAGGTCAGGCTTTCTAGATGACGCCGCGCTATTACACACCGAATGATCTCTGCTTTCTGCAGACGCGCGTCGCCTTGCCTGCACCGTGCCCGCATTATGTGATCCCGGGCTCGCACGCATACGATCCGTTCTACGCGTGGCAGATCCCGCCATTTCCTTTCCCGCGTGCGCCCTGGCCGTTTGAGAGTGAGACTCGAGCTGCAGGGACAGGCCTGCTCACGAGTTTTATCGGTCAGCCCTGCACGCCGGGGACGTCGTTGCAGTCGTCTCTGCAGACGGCAGCGCAATCGTTTCAACGACCGCCGTGGGCGCAGCAGGCCTTAACGCGAGGTCGCTGATGGGTGAGATCGAGCCCCAGACGGTGATCACTCCGACGCCGATGCCGACGACCAAGTCGTTGGTGCCGGCGGCCAGCTCGCCGATCGGCTTCCCCGCGCCGCCAGTAGATGCTGATTTCAACGTCGCTGCTGGCTCGGTCGCGACCGCGACCGGCACCTCGACTGGAACGACGAGCCTGACGCTCACTGGCGTGTCGGGACAGATCGGCACCAACGACGTAATCACTGGCACTGGTGTTCCGGCAGGACTGAGGATTGTTAGCCAGCAGAGCGGCACTCCCAGCGGCAACGGCGTCTATACGACGAGCGCAGTGTCGACACTGGCCGGTGTTGCGCTGACGTTTACTGGATCGAAACCGATTGATCCTGCCGGCAACGCGCCGCCGATCGTCGTCAACCCAGCGACCGTCATTCCTGGCGAACCGCTGAGCAAAACCGGCGTCGCCACCGGCACCGGCACATCTACCGGCACAACAAGCTTGACGGTCAGTAGTGTTACCGGCGCAATCGTAATCGGCTCGACCATCACCGGAGCGGGCGTGCCGGCCGGGACGACGGTCACCGCTGGTCCTGCAGGCGGTGGCGCTGGCACTTATACGACGAGCGTTGCGACCACGCTTACGGCGATTGCGCTGACGTTTACGCCCTTCCCCTACACGCTGGTACTGCCGACGTTCTCGTGGATGCCGCTCAAGGTCGGGGCCACATCAAAATTTAATCAATCGGCCTATCCGCCGTTCGGCACATCCGGCTTCCCGTGGAATCCCACGCCGCCGCCGGCGGCACCTGGGCCATAGGAGGGCACCATGCCCGACGAAACACTACCGACCGCAGAAGGCGAGCCGCGAATCAAGATTGCCGGCGAGAACACACAGTCGACCGGCCCGGTGAAGTATGCGGAAGGCCCGCCTCCTACTCCTGATCAGGAGCAACCGCCGCCTGAGCCGCTACCTCCACCAGAGCCTGAGGAGGAGGACCCGGAAGAAGATGCTCCAGCAGTATCTCACCGACACAAGAGATCATCTAAACGATAGCGGCGGGCAGTTCTTTGATGAGCCGACGCTTGTCCGCTACATCAATCGTTCGCGCCGGCGCATCTGCGCCGCGAGCGGTTGCTTGCGTATCGTGCCTGAAGGCACGGTGACGGTGAGAAACCAAGAGGTCTATCCGTTCTCGGCGTGGAATAGTCTGGTGCAGGACCAGCTCCCTGGCGCGCAGTCGATCCTCGCGTGTCGGTCGTTGGCGATTGCGATCGGCGTCGGCGGCTGGAAACCGATGTGGCGCAGGCTCGTGTGGTCGGATTTCCAGGCGAGGTTCAGAATATATAATTCAACGTTCTGGGGTGTAATCTCCGAACCGGGATGGTTCGCGCAATACGGATCTGGTCCGAATGCTGCGCTTTATCTCGCGCCCATTCCGTCGCAGCGCTGCCCGATGGAGGTCGATCTCACTTGCATTCCGGCCCCCTTGCTCACAGACAAAGACGTTGACCCGATTCCCTATCCTTGGACCGATGCGGTTTCGTACTGGGCCGCTGTGCTCTGCCTGCTGCAGCAGCAGCGCGGCCAGGACGCGCAGATGATGGCAACGTTGTTCAATCAGGACATGCCGATCGCCGCCAGTGTGGTCTGCCCACAAATGATCCAGACCGCGTACGGTGCGGTGCTGCGCTCCGCATGAGATCTGTCCTTCGACTAACCCCGATGCAGCAGAAAATATGCCGACTCATCGCGCAGCGGCCTCGTCGGGCTGCAGATCTTTTATGGCTAATCTGGCAACTCCACCCGGCGGACGCGCCTGACATCTCCTGCATCAAGGCGCACATCTACGCGATCAACTGCAAGCTCTGCTATTGTGGCCTGCGCATCATAGCCAAGCGCGGCGAACCGTATCGAATTTTCAGAGTGAGGCCACATGGCAATCCAAAGCTCAAACGCACCAGACATTTTGACCCTGGATCAGTGGAAGGGCCTCAACCAGCAAGCACAGCGCGGATCGATCGACGATCAAGAAGAGTTCTGGAACGAGAACTTGTTCGCGATTGGACCGGGAAATTTGCGGACATGTTGGGGACGTAGCGAGCCGCTCTTTACCGTGCCAACCAGCGCGAAAATCGTGCGGATGTTTTTCGGATTTATCGGCAACGTGACGCCGCAATTCGGCGCACCGCCGCCGGGACGCTACTGCTGGGCGTTTACCGACGACGGACACATCTGGCAGGTCGACCTCGATATGGCCGGCGCGAATGACCTCGGCCAGATCTGGGAGCCGGTCGCGCCGCACTACTGGGCCAGCGCGGTAGTTTGGCGGCCACGGTTTTTTGGTTCTGTCGCCGGCCAGAACGGTGGTGTGCTGTTCGGTAGTCCACAGGGTCTGTATGCGTGGGACGGTACGACGCTGACGTCGCCCGGACAGCCAGCACCCGATTGGCTAACCGACCTCGCCGAGACGGACCCAAGTGGGCCCATCCCACCAATGCCTGAAGGACTCCCCGGCATCTACGCGATGGAGGTCTACCAGAGCAGATTATTCGTAGCAGGCAAAGACGTAATTTCCTTCAGCGCGCCATCGAACGGTGCCGATTTCAGCACCACCAACGGCGGCGGCTCGCTTGGCTATTTTGGCAACAAGCTCACCTACACGTACATGGATCTCGCGGCGAGCGCGGGTTATTTGTTTGTCTTCGGCGACAGCTCGACGGATCTTATCAGCGATATCCAGCTCACGGGCAACGGCTCCCCGGAGTCCCCATACACCACCAATTTCAATTATGCGAACCTCGATCCGCAGGTCGGACATCGCTTTCCCCGTCCAGTCGGTCGCGTCGGCCGCTATTTCGTCATGCTGAATGGAGCAGGCATTTTCGAGATGCAAGGAGGCGACGCGCGTGAAATCGGCGAGAAAACAACTAACGTCTACAACACGCTCGACACCAGTCAGTATTTACCAACGATGGCGACGGCGACCATGTTCGGTTTCCGCGTCTTGTTGGTGAATGGCCGCTTCACGGATCCTTGGGGCAAGACGCGCAATCTGCTCTTGATGTGGCACCCGGTGCGCGGCAACGCGTTTTGGTCAGTAGCATCTCAAGGACTCGAGCTGACTGCGATCGGCCATTACGAGCAAGATTCGATAATTACGCCGTACGGCACAGACGGCACGCACTTGTATCAGCTCTTCGCTAGACCGGATGGCCTGCTGAAGAAAACTCTGGCGACCAAACAAATGCGCGGCACCGGACGCGCACAGCTCGTGGTCAAAAATTTCAAGCGTTTGTATCTCGAGGTAGCAAATAACACGCCCCACGCTGCCGTTAACATCACCGGCACGATCAGGAGCGGCGGCGGCGTACCGGGTGGCACCGAGGATATTGGCTTCCGGCTTCCCAACGGTGAGGATTTCGACATCATCCCGCAGCCTGTGTCTGGTAGTGGAATTTGGGCTCAGGCCGACCTTCAGTCGGCTTCACCTGACTTTACGATCGAGCGGTTGCACGTTGCCGCTGAAGAACGTACGCTGTTCGGTGCGTAGACCGCCGCGCGTAAGAACCAACTCGCAAGAGGAGAAGAGCAGATGGCACGACGTGGTCGTAGAGGCCGTCGCGGTCGTCGTGGGCGTCGGTAGACGCTCACATGGCACGCAAAGGACGGAAAGCCGTAAGGCGGGGCGGTCACAAACGCTTCCCTAAACGGAGACGCTCGAAGAGGTGAGATGCCTCGCATCGGGCTTCGCAATACGCAAAATCTGCGCAGGCAGATGCGCGTCAAACCTTGGCGGTTGCCCAAGTGGCGACCGCGTCTTTACAGCTATCGCAAAGGGAGACGACTCTGATGGCACGAGGTGCATATCTCGGCCCACGCTCCCGCGTAGATCCCGCTGGCAAGCTCGGTCGCCTGTACCGCCCTGCGACTCGCATCCGCCGCCATCGTGGTCACCGCCAGGGGGTCGGGCGAGGCAGACGACGGTATTAGTCGATGCGTCCCGATAAAGCACCGGGCCGGCGCGGCCCAGTTAAGCGCATGCCCTGGTCCGGCGACGGTTGGCCTTCGGACTGGCGCGGTCCTCGGCGCGGACGCAAATCGCCGCGACCGGGTGCGCGCACTGGTCCGGTGCGAGGCCGCCGCCGGTGAAACGCCGCCACGCACCGAAGAAGTTTCGGCTTCGCTCAACGGATCCGCCTGAGGTGGAGTTCCACAAGACGGTTGCGGATCTACTCGACTGGATTCTGTTGCCGCCGACAGTGTGGACGACGTTTCCGGCCGGATGGGGCCAACTGCCGATCACCACTGCGGCGCGGCTCAAGGCCTGCGGCCTCAAACCGGGTTTCCCCGATATCTTCGTCTGGCGTTGGGATGGCCGTTCTGTCGGACTCGAGCTGAAGAAGGTCGGCAAGAAACCGACTGAAAATCAGCTCCTCATGCACGATCGACTGAGCGCGGTCGGTGTCCCGGTATATGTCTGTCAGGATGTCAACGAGGTGATCACGGCGTTGCGCGCGTTTAAAGTGCCGCTGCGCAAAATGGCGATCGACGGAGTGTATCATGCGCAAGATCACGACGGCGAAGAAGCGCGCGGCGCGGCGTAACCTGCGCAAGGCGCGCGCACGCAGGAGAAAATGATGGCACAGCATCGCGGGAGGCAAGGCGAATGGCCGATCGCACAGAGGAACGATCCCGAGGCATGTTTTCTCAACTCGGACGGCTACCAGAGGAGCGATCGCTCAGTCGCAGGGCCTTTGCGTCTTGGCACAGAACCGGGCGTTGGACCACGCGGTCCCTCCGTCGCAAACGAGAGAGTCGAAGGTCGGAGCGACATGGGAATGGATCGCGTTGATCCGAGGCGCTTTGATCCGATGGGCACCGATCTCAATCGCACTGGACCGCGTCCCGATTCGGGCTTGATCGCGCAAATCAAACGCAGCGGTTATTGATGTCACGCGCCTCGCTGCTGACCCGGAGCGATCGGTGGTTTGATTTCGAGCATGCAATGGCGCACCGCCGAGCGCTCGCGGTGATCGGCTTCCAGCCTGGATTTACGCCGCAGACTGGCTCAACGGCGCAGCCGTTTCCGCCACGTCCGCCGTTGAGCAAGTACAGCGCTATTCCGTATTTCATCGAACCCGAACAAAACACAGCGCGACGTGCAGGCAAATGGCACTTGAACCACCAGCAGGCACACAACAATGCGCTGCAAAATTTGCCATCGCGATATTTCTGGCAATACTTCACGACGACCGTGCCGCAGCCGCCGCCCAATCCGCCGCTGACGTTCCAGACTCCGCCGACAATAACGTACGGTTTAAGGATCGGCGGAATTTTGATAGACACGAGCTTCGCTGACGAGCGGCAACTCCGATGGTGGGAATTTCAGAATCACATGGAGCACTACGTCGGGTCGAAATCGATTGCGCCGCCCCCAGCCCCAAAGCCCGCGCCGCAATCGACGTTCCCGTTCTGGTAGACCCTAGTCAGCCTCGGATTATGACCGAGGCCGATTTTGAGTGGCTCAACTACCTCTGCAAAAAACGCTACTCACACAAATACGACAGCGACACCACGGCGGGGTGGTTCAAGAACGTTGTGCTTAAATCACCGTTGATGTTTCTTGCCTGTCGCACGCAAGACGCGTTCGCGATCACGCTGATCTCAATCACCCCCTGGCTCCCCAACAGCATCGAGGCCAATCTGGTCTTCGTCTGCGCTGATGACGACTGCATGTGGCAGGCGATAAGGTTGCTGCGTTCCTCGATTGACTGGGCGAAGCGGCGTGAGTGTTCGCTCTGGCGCATGTCTTCAGATACCGACTACGATCTCGCGCCGCTCGCCCGCCGTTTAGGAGCAACAGAACTCTCGCCGCGATTTTTGTTGAGGCTCAAGCCATGACCGGCATGGAAGCGATCGGCCCCATCGTGGGAATGGCAGGCAAGGCGGCGCAAGCAGGCGGTGGCGGCAAGGGCGGTGGCGGCGGTGGTGGGGGTGGACCGAGCCAGGAAAGCGCAGCACTCGCGCAATATCACCTCGGAGAGAATTTACTGGCGGCGCGCCACGGTTTCGCCGGCACCGGCACCGGGGCGTCGACAATGGCGACGCAGGCCTCGGAGGGCGCGCGCAATAAGTGGGCGGAGGAGATGTCGAAGGCGGCCAATGCACGCAGTGATGCGCAGGCCGCCGCGAACTCACAGCTTCAACAGCTCGCACAGCAGAACCAAGAGAACCAAGGCTTCCAGGCAGGCTCGCAAGGCGGCTTCGGCGCGCAGAGCGGCAGCTTCGGTCAGCCAGGATAGGTGACGCCATGGGCGGCATGATGGGCGGCGGCGGCAAAGGCGGTGGTGGTGGTGGCGGCGGTGGTGGCAACACTCTGGCCGACGCGTTCTTTGCCGAGCAGGCGCTCGGGCAGAACGAGCAAGCGGTCCATAATCGCTACCAGCAGCTCGGCATCGGCAAGCCGCATACAGGTACTGCAGCGGGAGCTGCGGCGACTGGTCAAAGTCTGACGTATGGCGGACCGTCGACCATGGAGCAGATGGACATCGGTACTATCCCGACGCGCACCGGCGGCGCGATGGGCATGGCCGACGCGCTGATGGGGCAGTTGTTCAACCCACAAAGAGAAGCGGGTTTCGGTCCTGGCGGGCCGCTCGAGCAGCTCGCGCAGCAGCAACAGCAGCAAGAGCAAGCCGGTTTCGGCGCAGCAACGGGCGGGTTCGGTAGAAGCAGCGCATTCGGGTGATCAGATGGCAGACGCAGCAGGCGCAATGGACCTCGGCGGTGGTGCGCTCGGTGGCATGGGCGGTGGCGGCGGCGGCAAATCCGGCGGTGGTGGTGGTGGTGGCATGACCGACCCGATGAGCGGGATGGGCATGGGTGGCGATTCGTCGTTTGGCGGCGGCGGCCTGTCAGATCTCGCCGGCGGCGGCAGTCCATTCGGGTTTGGCGAAACTTCGACGTCATATGGCGGCAACATCGCTTCGCAAGCGCAGGCAGCGCAGGATCCCACCGGCTCGACCGGCGCACAGCAATCGATCGAAGCAAGCCAGCCTTCGCCTGGTACCCCCGGCGGCGGCATCGGTGGCACACAGACCGGGCCGCAGAGCCTCGGCCAACTCGCCCAGGGGACTGGCGAACCGATGGGCAGTCCGAGCCAGCCGTTCAGCGTGCCGACAACAGCAGTGCAATCCGCGCAAGCACCGACCACGCCGATCCCCGGATCACAGCCCACAGCTCCAGCCGGCGGTGTTACGCCAACACCGACACCGACACCGCCTTTCGGTGCGTCGGGTGCTGGTGCGTTTGGGGGACCGCCGTCAGACTTTGCCAGCCAATTTCGCAGTGACGTAAATCAGATCAATCTGCAGAACCCGGAGCAGCCGCTCCAGTCAGCGATCAATCAAACAATGCCGGGGACTGCTGATGTCGGAGGCCCGGATCAGCCTGCAGCCGCGCCAACGCCGACGCCAGCCCCGCTATCGCAGGATCAAGCCGCAAGTGCTGCAGGTGTGCCGAGAGAGCCGCCAACCACTCCGGATCTTGTGCCGCCCTCGGAGCAACCACAAACCTCGAACGTCGCGGCGAAGAGCGACCGCTTGGATAGCTCGACGTTTGCCGAACGCTTCCAGCCGGCACTCGATCAGCCGCTCGACACGATCCCACAATCTCTTCGGCAGGAGGGGCTGCAGAAGCTTGCTGAGCAATTCAACAAAGAGCCGACATTCGCCAACATAGAAAAACAGTACGAAACCCCAACGCCATCCCCAGCAGAAAAACCACCAGCAGCACCCGCTGCGCCGAAACGCGCGCCTACAGCAGCGCCACGTACAGCAGCGCCACGTACAGCAGCACCACATGCTGCGCACCCGGCGTATCGCACTGATCCATACGGCAACACTTACACCACGCAGCCGGGATATCAGCCGAGCCCGATGTCGCCGTTGCCGGCATACCCGGGCCCATCACCGCAAACATGGCCTCGAGCTGCAGCGCCTGCAGCGACACGAGCTGCAGCAGCAACACCACCTGCACCGGGCGAAACTCCAGCCCAGGCTGCAGCGGCGAACAGCCCGCAAGGTCAAGCCGTCCAGCAGGCAATGAATCAAATGCCGACGCGCACGTTGCTGCAGCTCGCGCGTCTCGCCGGCGTCCCGGTTCCGCCACAGCTCGCGTTGGCGATGGGTGGTCAGCCGCCGCCGTTTATGACGCGGCCGACGACTCCGACTGCTGCAGCGCCGACCGCAACCTCGTACGCACCGACAACAACAACAAGCGCGCCGGCGCAGCAGGCGATTAATGACGCGGTCAAAGCTAACGCTGATGATACCAGTTCATCGCTGACGCGCAGCGACCCGCGCGGGCTTCGCGACTACATCGGATTGACAGCGAGAAAGTACGGTATTGATCCGAATGTCGCGCTCCGCGTCGCACAGTCGGAAGGCCTGTCGTCTTTCAGCTCAGGTATTCGCGGCGAAAATTCCTGGGGCGCATTCCAGCTCAACACGCAAGGCGGCATGGGGAGCGATTTCCAGAGAGAAACAGGCCTCAACCCGGCTGATCCGAAGAACGAGAAGGCAACAATCGACTACGCGCTTAAGCGAGCGTCCAGAGAGGGTTGGGGCGCATTCCACGGCGCAGCAAACACTGGCATCGGTCGCTGGCAGGGCATTAATCGCGGTGTCACTGCAAACGCCCCGCCTCGATTCTCGGATATGGGACAGCAGCTCGGCCGCGAGAACATTCGTACCGCTGGACCAAATATAGCACCTGAGCAGATTCAGAGAGAATTTGGCGGCCCTGTTGAGACAGCGACGGGCATAATGAAGGCCACTCCTCAACAGGATGTCGAGCGCACTATTCGAGGACTTGAGGAACGCGGCGCATCTACACCCTTCGAGGATGAAAGAGGGTTTGAGCGAGAGGCGTCAGATGCAACGCCGCGTAGTTTTGCTGAGCGTTTCCCGGCCTGGGCAAATGATCCAAATCTGCTCGACAAAATCGTGCAGCAGCGCGGGCAAGGCAACCTTAACATTCAGCCAGAAGACGTAGCCGACATTAATCGCATCCTGCAGATACGGCAGCAACGGCTTTGGGATCTGTTGAAAGGGGATCTGCTGAGAGGACGCATCCCACCATGAGCTTCACCGACAGCACCAACCCTGAACCGACCGATGTAAATCCGCCGCCGGTCAATCCCAATCAGCCGCAGGATCCGCTTGCGTCGCCGCAGGGACCGATCCCGCGCCGGCCGATGAACTGGCCGAATCAAACACTGCCGCAGCTCGCAGGTCAGTGGGATCCGACGCAGACGACACAGGATCCAAACAACCCGAACGCTGTTGCGCCTGATCAAACGATCAACGCCGGCGGCTTTACGTCCGGCACGCCGGGACCGTTCATGCTCGCAGCGGCAATGCCTGCGGGTCCTTACGGTCCTTTTGGTCCACGACCGTTTGCAATGCACCAGCAGCAACGGTTTATTCCTGGTGCACCAAACCGGCCGTTCGAGGAATGGGGCACGCCGCGCGAGTATCCGGTGATGCCGCAGATGTGGGAGATCCCCGGCATCTATAGCGGCCTCGGCAACCAGCTCTCGCAGTGGGGCCCCGGCTACGTGCAGCCGTTCGCGGCGATGATGGGCATGGGCTCAGGCGCATGGATGCGCGGCTATATGCGCGGTCAAGCAGCGCTGACCAATCAACAATATCAGCAGATGCGGATGGCGTCGTACGAAACGGAACGGCGCATGCAGGAGATCGCGAGCGAGTACGGTCAGATCTTTGCGATCTTTGGCGACGGTCAGCACCCTGAGCAGCTCAAGCAAGCACTCCGGAATGCAGCCGAGAAATTCCACGACGAGCACATGAAGCAAGCGCTCGAGATGGGATTGAGCAACGCTGAAACATTAGCGCGCTGGTACGAAAGCAAGCACGGCGATCTGCACGTCACTAATCGACAGCGTGAGAAGGACGAGGAGGAGCGCAAGGCACTTGAGCCATACCAGCAACCGGGCCAGCCGGGTGCCTCAGGTGTGCCATCAACAGCGCCCCCGCCGGTACCGACCGAGCCGCAACCCGAAGCTCCGACACCAGCTCCGCCCACGCCAGGAGCTGAGCCCGACGAGGGCACACCGACGTCTACGCCCGGTATTGGTCTGCCGCCGGTCGGCGTAGAGGACACACAGCCAGCACAAACGCAGCAGGCCGCAGCACCCACGCGCCCGCCGGTACAACTCGCGATGCGCGGCGACACTATGAGCGACGCACCATCGCCCGGAGTTGGCGATGTCGATCAGCCGGTCGAACCAACGCGGGAGGCAGGCGATGGGTTGGGTGGAGTACCGCGCCTCACGCAAGCCGACACCACACCCGGGGCCGCACGGACCCCCGCGACCACACCCGCAGCCGCACCCACCGCACCCGCCGCAGCCGACCCGTATTTCGGCTCGAATACCTTGAGACAGGCAGCTACTGGGCAATACCGCTTGCGTCCAGATCTGATCAACACAATGGCGCAGACCGCGCTCAAGACCGGGAAAGTCGACAAATCTCTACCCAAGCCAGTACAGCAAGCGGTTCTCGCGCGGGCTGCAGAGATCGGCGCAGGCCTCGATGAGATTGCGGCTGATGACAAGATTACACCAGCGCAAGCTCGTGCCCGCATTAAAGCGCTCGCGCCTTCGTTTGCTGGCACGCTGGATGGTTACGTGTCTGGGTCTGTGCCGATTCCAGCGCGTGACTTTCCCATGAAGGATCGCATCGTCGCGCTCGGGCAAAAAATCGATCCAACATTTAACGCGCAACAAGCGCAGGTGCGTGCTGCAAATCTCAAAGACATCACCAGTGGTCAGAGCGGGCGGGCGCTCGCCTCCGGTGTCACATCGTTTGATCACATTCAGCTCGTGCAAGGTTTACAGAAGGGCATCCCGTACGATCCCTGGAAAGGACCGGCGGGCAATCGGCTGTGGCAGGATATTCTGGCCGACAAAATGCCCGACGTGCTGATGTCAGCCGATCAACAGCGGCAGCGTCTCGCCATTCAGCAATACAAGGCGACGATCGATCTCGTCGCGCCTGAGATCGCGCGCGCGCAAAAGGGCGGTCAGCCGACACAAGACGAAATTAACAAGGTCAAGGCGATGCTTGATCCGTGGCAACCGCCTGAAATCCGCAACGCAGTGTTTAACAACATGCGTGCGTTGATCTGGCATCGTACCTACAACACTGCGCAGAAAGCGGCGGCTGCGCTCAACAGACAACCACAGGACATCCTCAACACGTTCGAGCAATTCCGAACGAAGGACGGCAAGTTCGATCCGTCGACCGGCGATGCGCCGCTGTGGCCGACCGGCACGCGCTGGAATTTCCAGGACGCCGCAAAAGAAATGATCTTCGGTAAACCGCCGCCGACGATTACCAAAGAACAGTATGATCTGCTCCCGGTCGGCTCGCCGTATGTCGCACCTGACGGACAGATCCTGACGAAGGGCGCGCAATGACCGATCGGTGGTGGGAGAAAGACATCCCCAAGGCGGGTGGTGACGCGCCGACTGCAGGCGGGACGGATGATCAGTGGTGGAAGAAGGACAAGCCCGCTGAGCAGGCGGCTGGGACGCCATGGTATGGGCAGATCGGCCGAGGCCTTGCGCGCGGCGTGGCAGGGCTTGCCACAAGTGTTGAGGACATCATGCCGAGCACCGGGATCCTCGGCGGTGCGTTGCCAGGGCTTCCAGAGGATGTTGTTAAAACCCGACAGCAGGCGAGCGGTGAGCTACGCAAGTTCGCCAACGCACCGGCGGAGGGACCGCTCGAATCCGGAGGTCGGCTCGTTGGTCAGATTGCGCCGACGTTGCTCATCCCTGGTATCGGCGCAACATCAGCGCTGGGTAGTCTGGCCGAGCGCGCCGCGATCGGTGGCATCGCTGGCGGGCTGCAGCCAACTGAGGCTGGCACAGCCGCGAGCCATATCCCTGGTGCAGTCGGTGGCGCAGCGACGGCCGGAATGCTGCGTGGTGCGACCGAGCTAGGCGGCTTAGCGCTGCAGCAGCTCAGCAAGGTTGGCGGGCGGGGCGTCGTTGGCCGAGGCATGCGTCACGTTTTTCTCACTTCGCCCTTGGCTGGGATCATCCACAAAACGACCGGCCTAGGGTGGGCGTACTCGCTGCCGATCGCCGCCGCCATGGTCGAGGGCGGGATGTCATACGGCGCAGCGCGCAGAGCCTTTGGGCCAGGAGCTGGCGCGGGACGCCAAACCACAGCAGGGGCAGCTATTGGACGCTTGGCCGGTGGCGCGGCTGGAGCAATCGCAGGAGGTGGTAATGGCCAAGAACCCCGACAAGCCCCTCGAAGTACGCCTGCACAAGCAGATCGGCAAACTACTGGACGATCTGGAGACGGAAGAAATAGAAATAACTTTCCCACAGCGGCTGAACGCTTTGATCGCCGTTGGTCGGCTCTTGGGGATCTTCAGTCAGCTCAGAGCGAGGAGCGCGAAACTAGATGACCCAGGTCGAGCCGGCTCCGCAGTCCGAGCCTACACCGAAGCGTTCCAGATCTCCGATGCAAGTCGTCGCCGAACGGTCGACACCGGACAGCCCGCAGAGGCTGGAGGGGACAACGGCCTGGGAGGCGTTGACCCCTTCACCTCCGAAGACGACGACGAGCCCGACTGGACCAAGCCCGACTGATCGAGCGTGGCGTGCCGGCATCCTGGGCGCGGTCAATGTCCTGGCGCTCGTGCTGTCGGGGAGGCTTCTGGTCCTAGTCGCGGTCGCCGGCGCAATCTTCCTGACTTGGCTGGCACTGGCGAACCCGGATCCCTACCGGCTGGCGGCGCTGGGGATCTACTGCCTACTAGCGGTCGTCCCGTGCGTCTACCTTGCGAGCCAGGGGCGGTAGAAGATCACATTTTACAGGGGCTTTTTAATCGTCTTCGGCGACACCGGCGGCAAAACGCCGTCTATGCCTTGCGGAGCACTTGTCGCTGCAAAATCGCTTGCTGCTGGGCGTGCGTTTCCCCTTGGTCCATTTTGGGATAATAGTCCCACATTCGAGACATCGGCGCTTCTCGGCAGGTTCTATCCCGACTTCAGCCATTGTAGCCCGATTCCGCTCTCGCTCGCTGCGTTTGCGCTCACACTCGGACGAGCAAAAGCGCAGGCCCTTGCTGTTGAACTCTTTATCGCATCCAGCACAGCGGATCAGAAATCCGGTTGCTGTCGACTGGATAGGCGTTCCATCCCGCCAGCGATAGACGATACGGGTTTGAGTTTCACCGCGCGCCCAAGCGGGTGCTCCGTTGTCATAAGCAGCGCGATGTTTGGGCGAGCAAAATCGACCATCTCGATACTTGCCTAAGACAATGCCACAGGCGAAACACCTGTCGAAAAAGCCCGCCCGTTGGGACGACTCATCGTCTCGCTTATTGGCATCATCGAGAAGTGCCTTAGCCAGTCTTTCTGTTCGGGTTCCCTTTGGCGGTTCGTGGGTAGGCGACATAGTGTGCTCCATATCCAATCGACTTGACGTGCATCGCTAGCTCGGACCCCCGGAAGGCCAGCAGCGGTCGCTTGGGGTCATATCCGGCCTCGACGAGGTGGCGGCACATGGCCAGGATCGGCGCCGGATGCTTCACCGTATGCCCCTCCGCGTGACAGAGATCACAGCCGACCACCGACGCGATGATGTCATCCTTCATGGAGGTTCCCCGTGTGGAGCCCAGAGCGAGCGTCGGACAGTCCCCACTACCCTTGACGCCGCGCCCTGGGCCCGTATGCCCTGCCATCCCACCCACAGGGCCTACCCTGCCTGGAGGATATTAACCGCATCCGGCTCGTCCTGGGACGGGGGGGCCGCCACCGGGAGGAAGATCCCGTACTGGCGAGCCTTCACGACGTCGGACTCGAGCGTAGTCGTGAACGTAGCGAGCGCCTTGCGCAGACCCTCGATGTACTCAAAGTCGGGCAGCGTGCACATGTAGAACGGCGGGCAGCGCGGATGCCACGCATAGAAGTGGACGCACTCATAATTGCCGACGAGGATCTGTCCTTGCACCTGCGGCCGGTAGTCAGTACCCAAGCCGTCGAGGTGGTAGCCGATCAGCGTATGCGCGTCGGGGCATTTGATCTCGACCGCCTCGGGCTTGCCACTGACGATTGCGTCGGGTGAGCACCCCGCTTTGAGTTGTTCGTTGAAGTAAAACCCGCCCTCGTCGAGGTCGTAGTAGTTCTCCCTAAACTGCCGTGCAGCGGCTGACTCGAGGAGCTTGCCGCGCTCCATCATCAAAACCTGAACCTCTTTCTCCGAGCTGATGCCGAGCAGTCGCTCGGCAATGAGCTGCAGCATGTATGTGCGTGTTGTCTCGGCCTTCGACGCTTTGCCGCCGGGGGTGAAGAGCTTGTGGAAATTCGATGCCGATGGCACGCCGAGCTTCGCGTCGTACCACTCTGGTGTCCCGTACGGGATGATCATTGCGGCTCCCTCCATTGCTGATCGCGTTTCTTCTTTTTTTCCTGCAGAGCGTTCACCAAGCGCGTGTAGTCGCGTTCGAGAATATCCTCGAGTTTATCCACCCCGCTGACCATGTTGGTCAGGAACCGCTTCATGTCGGTGTTCGTGTCTTCGATCATCGTGTGCAGCACATTGCGCTGCCCGGCGTCGATCTTCTTCGCGCTGACATCGACCGCGTCAGTGTCCTCGCCCTTGCGCACAATGTTCAGCAGCAGCTCGGCGGTGTAGCGCTTACCGTAGCTAAGAGCGCCGCCGTAGGCCTGCAGCGCGTTGCGGCCAGGGCCTTGGTCCGGCGGGAGCTTGATACGCGAGGTCTTGCTGTAACTGCGATAGGCCAGCTCACCGATGACAAGCACAGCATCGGGTAGGTCTTGGCTAGAAAACGACAGCGAGAAGCCGTGCTCGGCCAGGATGGGCCTGATCACCTGATCCATGTCCTCCCACTTGGCGAAGCGATACTGGCCGAGGTGACGGCCGTCTTTGCTGACCAACTCGACAAGACCGTGCTTAGTCACCTGCGGGATCGCGAGCTGCATTCGCGAGAATGCTTCGTTGAATTGCTCGCGCGCCTGCGCCTCCATCACCTCGCGCCGCGCCTGCAGCACGACGGCGAGTTTCTCGGCCGATATTGCGGGATCAGTCATCGCCTGCATCAGCGCGTCGCCGAAGCTCTGCGCCGGTGCGGGCGGCGGCGTGTAGGCGGTAACATCATTCATTTTCGCGGGTCCACATAACAGTAGTCAGGGATTGGGTAGTCAACGGCGGGGTCATAGTTCAGCGGACACGATGGAGGATGCGGATAGTGCCATCCATCCCAACGCTGATGCTCCCAGACAAGACACTCACCCTCCCAAGCCTGTTTGCAGCCCTTGGGCATGCGGTACACAACTCCGTCGTTGCCCACCATGGTGGACGGCTTGATCACCGGCGCGGCAAGCTCGTCCGGACCATACGGCGCGCTCTGCTTGAGCCAGCCGAGATCTTGAACCCAATGTTTCCAGCGCTCCATGATTGCGCTGCCCGTCTCTGGCTTCTGGTCCGCAGCGTACCAACACGCAGGACGGTCAATGCCGTTCCGAGCTGCCAAACAGTATTCGCCCATCAACACACCAAACGATGGACAGCTGGGGCAGAAGTGCATGCCCGCTTTCTCCATGCAGCTCATAAGACGTTGGTGGTGGGCATTCTCGTCGGGGTCCAGACCGGGATGCCCGTAGAGTCGAAACCAAATCGATGCAGGTGCCGATGGCGCGCCGCGCTCGGTTTCGTAGCACTCTTTGATCGCTTCGTTCTGGCGATCATAATTCGCGGCTAAACGCACTCGCGGCTTTTCGCGATAGCAGGCAACTGCAAAGCAGTGCGTGTCATATATTCGGCACGCGTCATCGCCGGTGAATCGCCTCGCGCACGACCCCGCATCGGCAGGCGTGGCGAGTAGGACGAGGAAGAGAATCAATCGCGACATTTGGTTTGCCCCGTATCGATGTCGGAATAACAGTGATGCTTGTTGTACCAAGCGGTGTATTCCGGCCAGCATCCATCAATCACCGTGACCGTGCGGAGATCTGGTGGCGTCCAGGGCTTTTTCAGTCCGCCGAGCGTTGCCGGCGGCGAGATGATGGCAAGAGCAAAAAGAAGGATGGCGGTCCTTGTCATGGCTATTTCCCATGTGTCCGAAGCATTCGCATGATCAGCTCAGATGCTTCATGCATAACCTGAGCTTCGTCGTTCCACTGCGCTCTGAGTTGCGCAATCATTTCACCTTGTTTGTTATGGTGGGCCTCGAGGGCGTCGAGCAGGTTCTCGATCGACGGCAGCGATGACTCGTCTTTCGGTGCCCACTTATGGAGCCTGAGTGTCTCCTCAAGCTTGCCCTCGATCTGCGCTAACGGGTCTGGGCGGTCACGGTCGGTCATGTGTGGTCCTTTCCACGGAATTTTGCGAACAGCTCGGCCAGCTCAGCGTTGGTCATCTTCTCAATGGGTCGGTCTTTTTCACGTCTATCTCAATATTGACTTGTCCATTCTAGAGTTTACTGTGTGCCAGTCAACCTTGAGGTGGACTTATGCTAGACCCCCTACAGCTAGCCGATCGGCTTGTGGCATCGGCTCCAGATCTAGACACTCGGACCCTGGCAATCATGATCAGGATGCGGGTCAGCCTTCCGATGACCAAAGTTCTGGACAAGGTCCCAGGCGACGATATTCGGCAGAAGGCCAAGAAACTCAGGGTTTCCCGGCAGTCCCTTTATGATTGGCGCGATGGTAAGCAGCGGCCGCGGCTACGCCAGGCTGTCAAAATCGCCAAGGTCACCGGTTTTAAGGTTCACGAGATCGCGGGTGTTCCGGAAAAGGAAGAATGAGGGTGGTGCTCGCGACAAAACCATTTGCCGCCGACACCAAACACGCCCAACTTGCTGCAGTGACAGTAGTGCGCGAAGCGCTTCTCGAACGGTCGAAAGATAACGTGCTCTAGCGAGCAGGCAACATTGTGCACGACTTTGCCGGTGTTGCCGTTCCGCGTTTCTGTAAAGTACCAGTGCTCGCGCGTCTTCGGTAATACCATCCCCATGGCCGCATAATCGGCGCTTAGCGCAATGTAAGCGTCAACGTTGTCGCCGAGACGGGCAACCCGCGCTTGGCTGTCAATAAAAAATTCGCGGAACGGCCAATCTGCCGCCGAAGTAAAATTGATTGTGAGATGTTTGACCTCGACGAGCCGCCCATTGGACAGAAAAATATCGCCGTTGTCGGCGTACTCTTTGTGGACGTCGAAGCTCGGGGCGTAGCGAGTTTCAGGCACGGTCGCAGCTCTACCGTTCCAGCGCAGCCAATCGGCAACCGCATGCACTGCCGGCCGCGAGCGGTCGAGGCGCTCGAGGAATTGTTGGTGGTCAGGTTCTGTCATCGACGAGATCGACGATGTCGCCGTTTCCCCCGACGAGCCGCCGCGTGCGCGATCGCGATGATCTGCCGGCGACTACGCGGCCTCGAGCCGTGGTGATATAACTCCCGAATGTTCTCACTGATGTTCGAGCCGAGCGGCATGTCATGCCCCTATTCAACGCACACGGAAGAGTATCATGGTTCGGCGGGCCAGAGGACACCGGCGTAAGTCCGAGCGAGGACCTCGCGTGGTTTGAGACTTGGGATCAGGTCGTCAACGCTGATGCCGAACATTTATTCCTGTCAGCCCAACCGCCAGGGACCTCAGGACTCGCCCGTCGCCTCAATCCGGAGACTCATTTTGTCGCCTGCAGATGGGACTACAGCACGACTCCGAAGAGCATGCTGAAGGACCAGCGCTACAAGGCGCGTGTCAGCGCCGGCGGTAAATCCTTTCTAGTGAGCCCAATCGATTGGGGTCCTCATGAAGAAGAAACCGGCCGCGCTGCCGACATCTCGAGCGGCCTCATGTCTGCACTCGGAATTTCAACTGATGACATCGTTGATGTCGAATATCCCTACGAGGAGCCAGTCGCCATGCGTATTGCAATGTCAAGCGGACACTCGACCAAGTGCCAAGGCGCAATCGGATACTTGAACGAAGTCGAGGAAGCGACTCGAGCTGTCGATCGCATCGCCGAGATCTGGAAAGAGAACGGCATCGAGTGCTGGACCTTCCACGATACGACATCAACAGATAGCTCAACTAACTTGAATAAAATCACCGACTGGCACAACTCGAGGCCCACTCATGAGCTAGACGTTTCGGTCCACCTGAACGCCTATCAGAGCACTAGCAAGCCGATGGGCTGCGAATGTTTGTACGTCACGCAATCGAGCTTGGCGTCGAAAGTAGCAGCGGCAATGGCGGGTGCGCTTCAACTACCAAACAGAGGAGGGAAGTACAGAAATGACCTCTTCGTACTCAATCAAACAAACGCCCCCTGTGTGCTACTTGAATGTTGCTTCGTAGATAGCACTGCCGACGCCGATGCGTGGCGCGCTCGGTTCGAGGATTTTTGTTACCAGACTGCGAGCGCGATCGCTGGTCGAACCATGCAGCCACCTGATACTGAGCAGCCGCCGATCGAGCCGCCGCCGGTCGCAGTCGAGCAGGTTGTCGGTGTACATATCAGCGCGCCTCCAGGCGTGCGGGTGGACGTCGATATTGTCGAAACTCAGGGCTAGAACCCGAACCTCGCCAACAATTTGGTCCCAGGCCGCACCGAACGGCGGCCGGAACAGGCGGTCGTAGAGCATCAGAAACCTTTGCGTGTCTCCCGCTTACGAGCGTCAAGCTTCTCGGCCTCGGCAGCGTCCTTCTCCTGCCACGCCTTCACGCGCACCACGTACTCGAGGAGCTTGCGCAATTGCTCCTCGTCCAGATAGATCGCGTTGCTGGTTCGCGGCGCGTGCAACGTGTAGTGCCAGCCGTCATGGCTGACATAAACGCCGCTCCCTAGCGGCACTTCCGGGTAACTGTCGCTCTTAGGCATTGCGGTCCTCCTCCTCGGAATATTGGTCCATGAAAAACTCTGCGTTGAACTGACCGCGCGATAGCGCGACCAGATCGCTCATAAACATCGTCAGATTGCCGGCGTGCGCCATGTGACTGATGTCCGGGCCCATAAACACTTTGCAGTGCGCGTGTTCGCCTTGTTGCCGGTAGAAAATGTGCAGCAGGATCATTTGTAGTCCTCGTCGGCGAGCGGGATCCCGGCCTCACGAAACAGCCGGCGGATGTTGTCCTGCGACCGCTTGATGTCCTGCTCGGTGAACGGCGCTTTACGCCACAGGCCTTTCGCATACTCATCGGCACGCCGGCGTCGCCACTTGCCCTCGTTGCACTCGGCGCGTCCGCAGGTGATGTGGCCATCGAGCGCGTAGTCGCCGCAGCCTGGACAGCGCGGCCAGTTATCGGGGAATGCGGTCATGTGGAATCTCCTCGATCGTGTAGCTGTAGCACTCAACATTTCTGGGTGGTTGACCGTAAACGCGGGCAAGTGTTGCGCCCAACGATTTGCATTCTTTCTCGGAGTGAATGTGCGGCACAAACACCGTCACCGGATAATGCAGATGCACAATGAGAACCCAGGCGATCATTCGGTTTTCCATGGTCCGGGGTTGTCGCGGTAGAATTGCTTAAGCCTCCACTCGCGCTCTTCGGGTGGGGCGCTCGCCTCGATCAGTTGCCCGACCGCCTTGCCCCACGTAATCCAATCCTTCTCGGCTTGCGTTTTGTGCGCGCGCACCAAGGCCTCGATCTCGCGTTGCCACGCGCGCTCGTCCTGGCGGATCACCAGTGCAGATAGGATGATGACAACAATCCCTAATCCGAGGTAAAAGAACATGTTTGGAGATCCATTTCGGCTTCGTTTCTCTGGCCCCGGGCTGAATTGTCCGGGGCCGTTTTTGTTAGAGCGTAGGCTTTTCCCCACGCTCTAAACTCCACCGCGTCCATCGCGGCGGTCTACGATTGTGTGCTTGTTGTTTTGGTGTTGCCCATCGGCAATTACCGGGTTCGTAGTCACCATCTTTATTGGGGTAGCGATCGAGTGAGTGTCGCACGCTTGGTCTACGACCCATGTCAGTGAGAAAATTTTCGTAAACGTGCCACCGATTGCAAACTTTGATCCCATAATAGAGCCCACCTTTTTTTGCATTCCGACATCGGCTCAGCATTGAAAGCCAGATACGGTATTCTGGCTCAACGCGTGCACGCGCCTCTTTACTTTGTGGATCACGATGGCGACCCATTTCCACCTCCTCTTCGGTTTCCCACTCTCCCCACTTTCGCCGTTATCGTCAAGTCAGCGCACGACGAATCCGCTCGAATCTTTCTTGGCCTTGCTCCCTTTGGGCGTGAGCC